AACGAAGGGTTGGACGCGCGGGTCCTCGCGTACGCGGCGCTGCACGCGCTGTACGCCAGCGGCTTGAAACTACCGGTGCATTGTGACCGCTTCGCGCGGATGGTGCAGACGCGCCGAGGGGAGACGCCGCCAGCAATTCCGATGGTGACAAAGCCGGCCAACACCGACCGGGCCGCCCCACCGCCCGCCGAGCGCGGGGAAGACCCATGGATACCTCGCCGCAACTGGTTTGGAAGAAACTGAGATGGCACTGACCGTTCAGCAGTTGCAATCGAACCTGGACACGATCAACCAAGCGATCGGCAGTCCCACGCTCAAGGTGCGTTTCCCGGACGGGCGGGAGGTGACGTACCGATCTATGGACGAACTACGCAAGGCGAAGGCCGAGATTGAAGAGGACATCCGGCAGGCCAGCGGGCAGGCCGGGAGCCGCGTCCGGTTCGCGCAGCATCAGCGCGGCGATGGTCCCACGGGCCCAACGCTGGACGACAGATGGTGAACACCCGTGCGTATCTCGGAAGTCATTGACGCACTCGAAGGCGCACCGCGACAGGGCGACACGATGGATGAACCAGAGGGTGCGCGGTACGTGGTGATCAGTGACACGGCACTGAACCGGATCGTCCGGAAACTGCGGCAGGCTGTTTCTGAACGGCCTGACGCCGAATACTTCGACGCGAACGCGAAATGAATCTTCTCGACAAGGCCATCAGCATCGTGGCGCCGCGCGTTGCGTTGCAGCGTGTGCGCAGTCGCGTTGCGCTCGAATTGACCACGGGCTACCTGGGGCGCCACGCGCAGCGGTTCCGGTACGAAGGCGCCACAGCCGGTCGCCGCGCACACGGCTGGTACGCCGCCTCGACCGACGCCAACGTCGAGTTGATGGGGTCGCTCATCTGGCTCCGCAACCGCAGCCGCGATCTCATCCGCAACAATCCGTATGCGGCGCGCGCCGTAGAGGAACTCGCCGGGAATGTAGTTGGGACTGGGATCGTGCCAAAGGCCAAGACAGGCAACACGGCCATCGACAAGATCATTGATGCCGAGTGGCCGTTCTTCGCCGACGACTGCGATACGCCGCAGCGTCTCGATTTCTACGGCATGCAGACGCTGACCGTCCGCACCATGGCGGAATCGGGAGAAGCGATTGTCCGTTTCCGGCCGCGACCGGCAGACGCCGGCCTGCGCATTCCGCTTCAGCTTCAAATGCTCGAAGCCGATTTCCTCGATCAGGCCCGCACGATGGGCCTGGTCAACGGCCATGTGATGGAAGGTGTTCAGTTCGACGAGATGGGACGCCGCGTCGCGTACTGGCTGTTCAGTTATCACCCCGGCGGTGTGCTGATCCTCAACCCGCGCGGCGGCATTGTGAGCCAGCCCGTTCCGGCCGACCAAATCATGCACGTTTACCGCGTGCTCCGGCCTGGCCAAGTCCGCGGCGTGCCGTGGCTCGCGCCAGTGATGATGGCGCTTCGCGATCTCGACGATTACTGCGACGCGGAGCGGGTCCGCAAGAAGGTGGAAGCCTGTGTTACGGCGTTCGTGCAACAGCCGGAAGGCGTCGATGGCGATCCGCTCGGCATCGCGGGAACCGATCCATCCAGTGGGCTCCCGGTCGAGAGTTTTCAGCCGGGGATGGTTGAGTATCTGAAGCCCGGCCAGGACATCAAGTTCAACAATCCGCCGGCGGCGGGCGGGTACCGCGAATACAAGATGACCGAGTTGCAAGGGATCATGGCCGGCATCGGCCTGCCCTACGAACTGGGCACGGGTGACATGTCGCAGGTGAACTACTCCTCCTGGCGCGGCGGGATGCTCGGCTTCCGCAACACGGTGGAGGCTTTCCGCTGGCTCACCCTGATCCCGTTGTTCGCAATGCCTGTGTGGCGGCGGTTCATCGACACGCTGGTTATGCAGGGCAAGATTCCGAAATCCGCCGCCAACGATCCGAAGATCGGATTGCGCAGTGTGCAGTGGACCGCGCCACGGTTTGAATCGGTCGATCCGGTGAAGGACGCGGAGGGCGTATTGAAGGATGTCCGCATGGGACGCAAGACCTGGTTCGAGGCCGTGCTGGAGAACGGTTACGATCCTCCCACCCAGCTTGCGCAGATTGCACTGTTCAACAAGCTGGTGGACAAATTCGAAATCATCCTGGATTCGGACCCGCGCAACACGACGCTCCGCGGCCAGGAACAGCCAGCCGCAACCGAGGAGCGGACCCCGAGCAGCAAAGCGGCTCCCACCAATTCCAAGAGCCAGGGTTTCACGGGGCTCTCGGAGGAAGACCTGGGCATGGTGAAAGAACTGCTCGTCGCCGGCCTGTCGCGCGCTGGCGGGAGCTTCGAATCCGCATCTCGCCTCTATCGCGGCTGAAGACTCAACCACAGGAGGGACGTCTATGAAAGGGAATCCACAGGTAATCGCTGGGCTTCAGGAGGCCGCCAGAATCGAGGGCTCCATGATGCTTCAGTATCTTCTCGACCAGCGCGATGTGAAGCGCCTGGGCCTGGATCTGGCCGATGGCCTGAAGCAAATGAAGGAGCAGTGCGAGGACCACATGAAATGCCTCGTGAGCCGCGTCCTGTTCCTCGAGGGCGCGCCCACGATTGAGCTGAAGCCCGCCGCGACCCACGATAGCGTCACCGAGATTCTGAATGATGCCTTTGCCGCCGAGCAGGCTGCCATCGCGCGGTTCACCGATCTCTGCAAACAGTGCTACGACGCCGGCGACATGTCGAACTTCCATTTCTACCAGCACCTGGTGAAGTGGCATCGCGAAGGTGACGACAAGTTCAAGGGCCACGTCGCGTGGCTGCAGAAGCAACTCTACCAGTTGAAGAAGCTGGGTGAAAACGACTACATCGCCGTCAGCGCGGTGAAGGACTGAGGTTATCGATGCCGCTTCTACGAACCGAAATATCCCCTGCGGGTGTCGGCGCGCCGCCGCCCGCGCAGGGTGACGCCGAAATATTTTCAGCCGACGCGCAGGTGCTGCCGAGCACGGCCAACGCCAAGGACGGCACCATCGATGTGGTCTGGTACAGCGGTGCCGCCGTTCCGAGGGTTGACCGCGCAACCGGCGATCCCTACATGCTCCAACTCGACATGCAGGGCTGCCGGTTCGACCGATTGAACAACGGCGCGCCGGTGTTCGACACCCATTTCACCGGGGACGATTTCAAATCCCTCATGGCGGGCAAGGTCGGCACGCGGGCCCAGTTGGGCGTGGTGCGCCGCGCCTGGCCCAACGGCGATAAGGGCATGGCCACGCTGCAGTTCGATCTGGGCGATCCGGATGGCGCCGAGATGTTCCGCAAAGCCAGCACCGGCATTCTGCAAAACCTCAGCTTCGGAACCTTCGTGTACAAACGCGAAAAGGTGGACGCACAGACCGAGGGGATGCCGGAGGGCAAACCGCCCTACCTGAACGACAAAGAAATCGGCATGTTCAAGGCCACCGACTGGGAGCCATTCGAGATTTCGCCTTGCACGGTGCCCGCCGATTTCAACACGTGCTTTCTGAGCGCACAACCGAACGATTCAGTACGGGCAATCAGCCCACAAAAGGAGAAACCTGCAATGGAACAGACGACCACGCAGGACACGGGCGCGGATGCCCGTACTGTGAACGATCAGGCACTGGCCGCCGCGCGGGAAGAAGCGGTCCAGGCCGAACGGGAGCGCGTCAGCGAAATCCAAACGCTGGGCGCGACCGCAATCAAATACGGGATCGACGAGACCGTCATCGGCGACTTCATCGCCAAGGGCGTGCCCGTCGATCAGGCACGGAAGGAGCTGTTTGCCCACCTCGCGACCAAGGGCCGGCAGGGAGTCCCGCCGCGCGCTGGCGCAGAGGGTCCGGCATTCCCGATTCGCGGTGAGGGCGGCACTTCGGTAACCCGCGACGGCATGGAGCAGCGCCTTGCCTGCATGCAGATGGCTTTGCTGCTACGCGCGGATGGGCGGTTCTTCCTGGCGCGGCGCAGGGACCACAACGGAAATGAAACCGGGGAATATCTCGATGGCTACGGTCCCGAGCAGCAGCGGCGCGCCGTCGAGATGGCCCGCGAGTACCGCAACTTCAAGCTCATCGACATGGCGAAGGAAGCCCTGGAACTACGCGGCACCAACCCGCGCGGGATGGATGTGACGCGGATTGCGGAGATGGCACTTCAGGGATCCTCGCGGGGACGGGAGTTCTTCGCGGGCGGCGCAGAATCGACCGCGGACTTCCCGGCGATCCTGGCCAACGTCGCCAACAAGACTTTGCGCCAGGGCTACGAAGCCTACCCGCGCACCTTCCAGCCCTTCTGCCGGCAGGTGACCGCACAGGACTTCAAACCCATCAACCGCGTAATGCTCGCCGACGCGCCCGTGTTGCAGGCGCTGAATGAGAAGGGCGAGTACCACCGCGCCAACCTGACCGACAACAACATCAACTACGCGCTCGGCACCTATGGCGAGATCGTGGCACTGACCCGCAAGGTCATCATCAATGACGACCTGCAGGCGTTCACCCGTGTCCCTGCCCTGCTCGGCGTGGCCGCAGCGCAGCTCGAGTCGAATACCGTCTGGGGAATCATCACTTCGAACCCGGCGGCCGTGTACGCGGGCGACAAGAACTCCACCGCGCTGTTCCACGCCAATCACAGCAACTTGCTGACCGGCGTGGCCAGCGCCATCGATTCCACCGTAGCCAACTCCGCTCCTCTCACCGCACTTGGCAAAGGGCGTGGCGCAATGAGGCTGCAGAAGGGGCCGCAGGGCACTCCGCTGAATCTCATTCCGCGGTTCATTGCCGTGCCGACGGCGCTGGAGACTTACATGCTCCAGCTCGTGTACCCCATCAACATCGCTTCGGCGGATGCGACGAAGGTCGTGCCGGAGTGGGTGCGCAGCCTGATTCCGG